AGCATAAACCTCAGTGGTTCACTACCACTCATGCTGGAACATTGGCAGGTGTTTTTGGATCCTTAGCAAGGATCTCCCTGTCTTCAGATGTACATCTAAAGGCCGTGTTGTTCTTGGTCAATATATATACATCATGCTCCAGAACCACCGTCCCTCCTGACTTGCTTTCAGAGATAAAATCTGAAATCATGCAGAGATCTGTACCACTTACCTATCACGGTAAGGGAATCCATTTCAAAGAACTGTCCTTGCGGACAGCGCTCTCTAGGATTCCATTTCCCCGACAACTCGTGGGGAAACCGGTACCTTTGACAGCACAACTTCCTGGTAAGGAAGGCCATGCTGAAAAGATCTCTGGTGACATCATCGATCTTGCTGGATCCCCTTTATACACAGGGACCAACAAGGTGTTAATTGATGAGGCATTAGGCAGTGAAATCACATTCCATGCTTCCCGTTTTTCCACAGTCGTGGGAACGGTTGGAATATCATGTGAACCAGGTAATAAACTACGTTACTATGCTGCACCGAATCAATTGGTGCAGAGGGCTCTTGAGCCTCTCAAAAGCGCTATCCAGCGTGTTTTGGAGCATATGCCTTGGGATTGTACCAAGGACCAACGTAGGGCAGATGGTGCTATATCTGCCGCCTTACTCTCAGATCGTACTGTCCACTCCGTGGATATGTCGAAAGCTACTGACAATTTCCCTTGGGAGTTTCAGAAGATTGTCCTAAAATCTATCCTTAAGGGTAGAAAACGGAATTCTGATGTAAGGCACCTGATGGACGAAGTGGTGACAAAAGGATGGTGGAACTTCCCCGGGGAAACCCGAGTGAAGTGGGGAAAGGGCCAACCCTTAGGGCTAGGACCTTCCTTTCCACTATTCGCATTGTCACATGGTCTTCTGCTACTACTGCTTAACAACAGTAAGTGGGACCAGAAATTCTACATCCTTGGTGATGATGTTGTCATCTTGGATGACCTCCTTGCTAGCCGGTATCGTGAGATACTAGCTGCATGGCAGGTGAAGGTAAGCGAAACTAAAAGCTTCACATCGAGCAACATCGCTCAGTTTGGTGGTAAGACTTACACCAAACGGGGATCCTTTTGGATCCCGAAGTGGGTCCCCTTTACAGGGGACAACCTTATAGATCTGGAAGCCTGGTGGTACTCAGGCTTAACCAAGGGTTTACCAGATTACGGGCTAATTACCCGGGTTCTGAGTATGCCTTTCCCTTTTGGGATAGGACGTAATCCCCTTGGTTTACCACTCGACCATCGCTTAACTACGCAGTTTGTGGTTGAGTATTTGGAACGACGGCAGCGGCGTGAAGATGAAGGCATGCCTTCAAC